AACCGAAACACCTATAATGACCGAGTGTAATGATACTCCCCAAGGCTCAAAGATCGAAAATAGACCCCTTGGCGTGCAAGGGAAACACGGTAAAACAGGCAAAACAGGCGGGAAACAGGCAAAACGCACAAAAACGGCCAATAACGAGCCGCCCGCCGTCCGGCCCGGAGACTCTGGTAAAAGGCCTCTTAATCTTAAACAATCTCTTTTTATACAGTATCTAACAGACCCTCAGTCTCCTACATACGGCAATCAGTCCAGATCATACCTACGTGCTTACGGTACAAAGATAAGGGTATCAGAGGCCAATAGCTCCCGGGCGTTATCATCGGCTAAGATGAGCACCTGGATTGATGAGACACTCGCGAAATATGGAGTTAATACAGAGGCACGAGTGGCCGCGCTCGCTCTCATCGCTACCAATCAGGCCGCCAGACGCAAGGTGGTACGCCAAGTAATCGACAAAGACAATCAGGTGCGCACGCTCACAGACGAGTATGACCCCTCACACTCAGAGCAGGTCAAGGCCGTCGATCTACTCAACAGGATAAGCGGGGACTACGATAAGGCAAGGCATAGTGTTGATCAAGCCGCAGATGAGCTCAAGGCGCTAATATCTGACACATTCACAACAGACAAGGTCAAGCTACGGCGCGTAGGCGAGTGTGTAGAGGACACCCCTACAGATGATGGCGCAGAGGTGACGGGGGGAGGGGACTGATGGGTGTGGGTGTATATATATCTAGCCCCCCGTCTATCTCGCAAGAAAAATCCAGGTCGAAGATTTCAGTCCTATCCGCATCCTACAAGGTTCGGCAGAATGAGGTAGGACGAGTGATTGATATGCTGGCACGGACGACTGACCATGAGAACCAGGTGCAATATTTCGGGCCTTGGGACTCGTGGGTGGGGGAGTGGTGCCGGTTGGAGATGAATATATCGAAGGAGGCTCTATGAAAGCGGGTTTGGAAAAGGTACTGGTGAGACGGAGCGTGAAGGAGACGGTGACCAAGGAGGGAATCATCATCCCGGAGACCACGAAGGAAAAGGTGGTCTGGGGCGAGGTGATTGACTTCTCTCCGAGCGGAAAGCTTGGGATGCGGATGGGGCCGGGGGCGAGCGTGTGCTACCGGGCTGATTGCGCCATCCGTGTCAAGGAAGAGGTCGGTGAGGTGATCGACAGCATTGACGAGAAAGACATCCTGGCCTGGGACCGGGTGGCGGTGGGGACGGCCAATATCTCCGAAGCGGTGGTCACGGAAGACCAGAACGGGGAGGGTTGATGACTTGCGGGTGTATCAGGCGTGGGCACCTGTTGAAATGCCCGAAGTGCGGGAGCGTGCGGGCTACCATGAGCGATGCTCCCGTGCATAAATGCCTGTATTGCGGCGGGGAGATGGTGGAGAAGTGACGTCCAGAGATCAGGCAAAGTACAACGAGTTCGTCAAGAAGTACGGCGAGGAGAAAGTCCCGAGCCAGAAACTCGATGTAACCAAGGCGAAGTACGAGTTCATGCGCTGGAAATGCCTGACCGATCTCTATTATCTCGGGACTGAGGTACTGGGCCTGGGCAAGCAAAGGCGGAAGGTCTACCCGAAGTTCCACCGCTGGCTGTGTCACGTTATGTCGCTTGACGGGGACAAGATGATCATTGTCCCCCGCAAGCACGCCAAGACCACCTGGATGAAAGCCTATTGCGTTCAGCGGATCTTGCGGTCGGCCGGGAAGTTGAGGATCATGCTCTTGTCAAAGACGGAGCTTTTAAGCGCCTTGAACCTGGCGTCGATCAAGCGGTTCTTCGCCTTGCCGCTCGTGCGGGCGTTATTCCCCGAGGTGGTGCCGGATCCGGGCAAGGATTACAAGAATTGGGCGAAATCGACCACGAACGAACTGCGGCTGAAGGACGATATCAACTCGGTGTCGAACGAGCCGCAGATCATCGCCCTGGGGTCGGCCGCCAGCTTCACCGGAACCGCCGTCGATCTCATCATCATGGACGACTATATTGATGACGAGACATGCCGGTCGGTGACCAAGATGATGAAGGTCGAGGAGGAGTGGGGCTACTTGCAGCCGATCCTCGATGACGGCGGCCAGGTGATGATCACCGGCACGTTCTATCACTACAACGACCTTTACAACAAGATTATCAAGGACGGTCATATTCCGAAGGATAGGATCTTCGTGCGGGCGGCAATCGAGAATGGGAAGATCATCTATCCGACCATGTTCTCCCACGCCCGGTTGAACAAGCTCAAGAAGATCAACAACTATCTGTATTCCTGCCAGTACATGTCGAATCCGATCCCGAAAGAAGACCAGATCTTCCCCGGGCCGCAGCCGACTTGCATGGTACTGCCCAAGGCGTTCGACAAGCACGAGTACAATTACTATATCCTGATGGACCCCGCTCCGACAGTGACCAAAACTTCGGACTCGACCGGGGTGGTGGTGGCAGCCGTGAACAAGCGGGACATCATTTACTACGTCGAGGCGCTTAGCCTGAAGAAGGACGGCGCCGGTAAGGCGGACTGGTTGATCAATAAGTGTCTCCAGTACGCGCCGTTGTCCAGGAACGGGACGGTCACGGTCGGGATCGAGTTCGGATTGCAGCGGGATCTGAAGTACATCATCGACACCAGGAAAGCGGATTACGAGAACCGCAATCGGGTGCGTGTGAAGATGCTTATTGAGTCAATCAAGGTGGACAACTCGAAGTCGAAGGCCGACCGGGTCTACTTGTCCCTGGGGTCGTTCGTCCGCCGGGGCCAGGTGCAGATCCTTGAGGGCCCGTGCCGTGAACTGACGATCCAGATGGACACCTTCACCGGCAAAGGCAACGAGAAAGACGATGTGGTGGATGCCGCCGCGATGCTATTCCCTTTGGTCAAACACTTCGGCTATCAGTCGAACAAGATGGAGCGGGTGCGCGGAGAGGGCCAGACCATCGAGGACATCATAGCCGGACACAAGAGACATAAAAAAGATTGGAGGGGTAATTTTGTTGCCTGATATCAATGCACTTTTAGGCGTAGCCGGAGGCGGGCGAGTGCCCAGGCCGGCCGCGACGGCGCCGAATACTATGGCGCAGAACCCGATGCCCGGGGGCGTGAGACCGAGTAACCCGGCCGCCCAAGGGATTGAGATGCTTATGAACATGCAGAAGCAGACGATGCCGCAGTCGGCGCCGATCCAGCTTCCGAAGACACGGGGAGTGCGCCAGGTGCTCAACCCGAGGTCGAACGTCATGGCGACGACAGGGAAGGCGCAGCCGGCGGCACAGCCGCAGATGGCACGGTCGAGCATCAGGACGCCCCGGATGTCGAGCGCTTCTCTGAGAGGGATGGGACGGCGTGGCGCTGTTTGACTTTGAATGCCCGTGCGGGAACATTTTCGAAGCGTTTCAGAACACGGCGAAGACCGGATCCCGGCCAGAGCCCTGTCCGAAGTGTGGGCAACCGGCTCCGGTCAAGTGGACGAACGGGGCAACGTTCAAGTTCACGTTCCGGGAAGGGTATGACGCTTGCACGGGCCGGTATCACCCGACCAAGAAAGACTACGAAAACGCCAAGCGCGAGTTAGGACTGGTGAAAGTTGACTGACAAAGAACTTAAAAAACTGGTCGGAACGTGCAAGAAACTATATGGTCTGGATGAGAACAAGGAACGGCGCAAGAAACAGGACCGTTTCCTTAAGTATTACTCAGGATCCTACTGGCCGAAACCGAAGGACGATCAGGAGTCGAAAGAATCAGAGATTTCGGTCAATTTGATTTTCTCGACGGCCATGACCATCGCCCCGATGCTCACCGACAACAAGCCGATCTGGAACGTCAGGGCTCGGGCTCCGCACTGGCAGCCGATGGCGAACCTCTATAAGGCTGCCGGTGACGCGCTGTGGGCACAGGAGGAGATGGACAACAAGCTGTTCCGCGCCGTGCTCGATGCCCTGGTCATGCAGTTCGCCATCATGCAGGTCGGGTTTGACCCGGACAAGAAAGTCGGCGGGGAGATCACCCTGGAGCTGGTTGATCCCCGGACATACTTCCAGGCGCCGGGGTTCGAGGACAATTGGGACGCCCCGTTCTGCGGGCTCAAGACGAAGCGCAGCCTGTGGTGGATCAGGAAAATGTATCCCGAGACCGGCAAGGACGTACTGCCGGAGAACGATGACGACGAGAGCGGGAAAGGCTCAAGCAAGATCATCTCCCGGATGTCCACGCTTTTGTCGAGCAAGGAAGACCATGAGTACTTGAGTGAGGAAGCTACCGTCTGGACCGTCTGGATGCGTGATGACACGATGGAAGACGTTGAAGACGAGACCGAGAAGGGCAAGAAGACGAAAGTCAGAAAGTTCCCTGACGGTCGGTTCATGGTGTTCACCAAGGATACGGTCCTGGACGACAAGCCCTATCCGTACAATCACGGCAAGCCGCCCTGGGTGTTTCTGTACGACTACATGATGCCTCATTCGGTCTACGGGTTCGGCGAAGCGGATCAGATCGAGGGCCTGACCCTTGAATACAATCTATTCCTGAGACGGTTCGCGGAACATTGCCGGAAGTTCTCAAAGACGAATTGGGCCGGGCCGTCATCGTTCGACCCGGATACGTTCAAGGAACGATATCTTGAGGGCGACAACCTGTTCGTGATCAATCCCGGCGAAGACGTTCCTAAGCCGATGGCCCCCCCGCCGTTCGACCAGCCGACGCTTCAGATGATCAACGGGATGCCGACGCTGGTGCAAGAGGTGTCCGGCGTCACTGAAGTGTCGAAAGGCATGGCCGGAAAAAAGCAGCGCCAGAGCGCCCATGAAATCACCGCCCTCCTGGAGACCAGTTATACCAGGACGCGCCAGCGCGTGCGGAACCTGGAACACTTTATCAAGCGGATCTACGTGCTCGTCATCGAACTGATGCAACAGTTCTACTCTGAGCCCAGGGAGTTCTCTCTCAAGAACGAGAACAATGAAAACGAGTGGTATGGTATCCAGAACACTCCTGAGTTCGCCGGCCAGGTGATGAAGCCCGAAAAGGAGTTTGTCCAGAAGCCCGGCGATGAGGACGACGAAGATCAGCAGATGCTCAAACAGCAATGGGGCGACTATGAGAAGTTGATGACGGAAGTGGGTGATGAGGGATCGGTCTACTTCCAGTTCGATATCGACATCGAGACCAATTCCACGTTGCCGATGGACCAGCAATCGCTCGCCAACATGGGGCTGCAACTCGCGCAACTCGGCCGGATAGACACCCTGTCGCTCCTGGAGATGCTCAGGATACCGAACGCCGAGCGGATACTGGAAAGACTGAAGAAGGACGCCGCTGCCGCGCAGCAGATGGCTGCGGGGCCTCCCAGCCCTGCTCCCGGCGCGGCTCCTTTAATGGGAGGAATGAATGGCTGATATGATGAAACCGCCCGGGAAGTACGGCGCCGCCGCGACTGACCCGGTGAGAAAGAACGTGAGCATAATGAATCCGATGGATCTGGCGTCGATGAAGCAGAGCGGAGACTTTGCCAATATCGAAAGCATGACCGTCAGTGATGTGCTCTCACAATTAGGTATCGACCCGAACGGCCCGGCCACACAACTCGTTGAGTTTGGTAAGAAGCAGGTGCAGAACGCCGACATGGTGGGCAAGATGCAAAACATCGCCGCCGACACTGAAGGAATGGAAGAAGAAGCGCCTACGGAAGACACCGGGCTAGAGGGATTACTCGCAAGGAGATAGCAGTTTATGGCAGAAGACCCCAAAGGACAAGTCGATCTCGCTCCCGCCACCGGAGAAGGCGATGTCGGCCCCGACAATGGGCAAGTCGGTTCCGCCGCACCGTTCTACAAGTACGAGGACCAGGAGTTCAAAAGCCCTGACGAGCTGACGAAGTATATCCGGGAGGGCACACAGCGGCACCAGGATTACACGAAGAAGACGATGGGCTTGGCCGAGGAGCGGAAGAAGTGGGAGAATGAACGATCTTCGTTCTACCAGCAGGTATCCGACTGGAACGAGCGAAAGAAAGGCTATGAAAAGTTCGAGCAACTGGACAAGCGGATGAAATCCGACCCGGCGTTCGGACGAGCCGTTCTCAAAGCGGTCCAGGAAGCACAGGGCTCGGGGCTCCAGGGACAGGACTTGCAGGAAGTGTTCAAAAACATGCTGGAGGAGACAGGGATCAACAAGAAGCTCTCTTCGTATGAGGAGAGCGAGAAGCGCCGCCAGGCCGACGCCGAGCGGGACCAGGCCCTTGAGGAACTTTCCAAGAGGTATCCTGACCTGGATCGGAAAGGCGTGATGTCCATTTACGAGGAGATCATGGGGCCGGACAAGCGCATGGGAGATTTCCTGGAACTTCTCCACTTCGCAGCCAAGGGGAAGGGGATCAAGCCCGAAGATATCCAGAGGGAGACGATCAAGAATCTGGAGAGAAAGAAGGGCTCCGGTATTCCGACCAGTGGCGGCGCAAGCTACTCCGGCGACAAGAAGCCGAAAGCAAAGAATATGCGCGAGCTGGCTGAGCAATTGAAAGCTGGCGCAGGAGAAGATTAATGGCATTTACTTACTCAGAAACTCAAGCCGTATCTGACATGGGGTTCGATGACAAGATCACCCAGGAAGTATACGACGCGCATCCGTTCTGGAAGAAACTCGCTCTCAATGAGCAGATTGAATCGGGCGGAGGCGGAACCAAGTGGACCTGGCCGGTCCGTGTCAAGAAATATGGCAAGGCCAACGCCGTCGGTCCCAAGGACAAGATCGAGTTCATCGACAAGGAAACCCGGACGCTCGCGGCCGTGGACCCCAAGTATTATCACGGCAACGTGATCATCGACTGGGCGAAGCAGCGCGAGAACAAGGGCAAAGCCAAGCTCATTGACATCGTCAAGGAGAAGTCGGAAGAACTGAAAGAGGACTTCATGGATCGGCTCAATACCGACCTGTGGACCGCCAACCCGAACGGGAGCGGGATCATCCCCCTTTCCACGATCATCGACTCCTCGACCTCCACCGCCGTCGCCGGGATCACCCCGACCGACTGCGACACCGGCGCCTGGGTCTCTCAGGAGGACAGTGCGACCACCAAGCTCGAACTGTATGGCGGACTCTACGGGACTTCGACTTACCAGTCGCTCTCCTCGATGTGCAACGCCGCCAAGTTCGGCGGTAACGGTCCGACCATGCACCTCACCACCAAGGATCTCAGATCTACGTTCGAGTCTCTGCTTGAGGCTCACCAGCAGTTCAACGCGAAGCTCGGTGACAAGCAGATGGCCGACGCCGGATTTGAGAACGTCTCCTTCCGTGGCGTGGGCGTGTTCGACGATCCCTACGTCCCGGCCGGTTCATGGTACGGCATTGACATGGATGCCTTCGCCATTCTCAAAGATCCCGACAGTTACCTTGAGGTAACGAAGTGGGACAAGATTTCCAACGAGTACCCGAAGACCATGCAGAAGATGATGTTCGCCGTCCTGGCACTCAAGTGCATCCGCCGGCGCACCAGCTTCAAAATGACGGCGCTCGACTCGACACTGGTTTAAGGAGGACGTATGGTATTTTTTCCTGATGCTTATACATACGCTCCCGTCACGCCGTTCACCGATTCTTCGGATGGCAAGGTGTATATCTACGCGATAGCTCACGCGGCTCTCACCGCCAAGACCCCGTACCTCATTTACGTTAATGAGTATGGCAACGTCACGGCGGCGCCCTCCGCCATCGCTGTTTACACCTACGTTGCCGTCCCGAACGATACGATCGCGTCGGGGGCTCTGGCAAAATTACAGATCGGTGGCTATATCTCCGGTCTCATCACTCCGTCTCTGTCAATCGCTGTCGGTCACGCCCTTGAAATGACCGGCGGAGCGGTGGCCGATTCGGGAGTTGATTTCACCGGCCTTGCCGGGGAGTTCGCTTCGTGTGTTGACGCGACTACAAGCGAGACAACCGCGAACGTTATCCTCTGTGGGCGCATGATTCTGACGAAGGCGTCATAAGGAGAACCTATGGCTGTTTTCCATCCCGATACATACACCTATGCCCCCGTTACTCCGTTTACCGACGGGTCGGACGGCAAGTTGTATATCTGGGCGTACACGCATGGGGCTCTCACGGCGAAGACCCCCTATCTCGTTTACACGAACGAGTA